GGGTTAAGGTCTCTTAAAGGGGCTCCTGCGCGTATCGATCCTTCATATAGAGGCGCGACCCTCGTGCCCGGCGGCGCCAACGCTGTGCTAAGATTGTACCAAATAAATAGCTTAGAGACTTTACACTATGCACCAGCTTACAATGGTCCGCTTTTTTTGCAGCATATGTCTAAGCTTAGAAGTTTAGAAGGAGCTAGTAGAATAGAGTTAACTCATTTTGCTCTTGACGAATTAGCAATAACTAATCTTGCAGGCCTACCTTCAAATATGGTAGAACCAGACATTACTTCTACTGGTTCTTCTTCATTTCCGAGTGTATTTGCAAAAACAATAAACAATACCATTCGCAATTGCGAAGAATTAGTTACTTTACACGGCACCCCAGACGGTATACGGACTCTATCTATAATGAGGTGTCCGGCTTTAAAAAACCTTAACGGTTTACCTCGTAACATGGTCATGTTAATGATTGAAAATTGTCCGTCTTTAAACACTCTTGAAGGGTTACCAGATGTTATTGAAGGGGATCTTCAGATATCTAATTGCCCGGGTATAACAGAGGGCGTATTAACTTACTATGCTGTTGGGGATGTTGTTAAAGGAGACATCTACGTAGGCGAAGAAGGGGCTAGTCGTTTTAATAGCCACCCATTAGATAAGTCTAGATATACAAGAGCAATAAGAGACGCTATACTTAAAGGCGATCAGGACGCTAATGTAAACTTGGATATTTAATAAGTATATATATGCTTACACCAATCTTTATTGTAATTTTAATTGTATCAGGGGCTGTTGCCTTTCACTATTATATTTTAAACTCTACTAAGTCATCCTCAGCCCCTACCCCTTCAGTTACACCAGACTTACCGGTTACCCCTCCGCAACCGACCCCTCCTCTTCCACCTCCGGTTACCGTTGATATAGGCTCTGAAACCTTAATCATTGAGTCAACCCCATCACCAGATTTTCCTCCTATGACAACAGAAAATAATAATCCCACACCAGAAGAACTTCCTATTGTAGTTGACTCTGCAGTAGTTGACGAAGCAGCTGACGAAGTATCAGCTCCTAAAAAGAAAGCAGCTAAAAAGAAGGCCGCTACAACTAAGAAAAAGAAAGGCTGATATGAGAGATACTAGTTTCAATAAATTAGTCACTCTACTTGAAGCTATTGAGCCCACGCTTAATCCTAATCCTCCGCGTATTGACGAAGAGGATCATGAAGTAAACATGGGCTATAGTCAAATAGAATCTATCATGCGTAATGCAAAAACGATTCATGATATTCTGAAAAAGCTTCCAGAGAATGCTAATCTTGAAGCTTGGGCTCAAAGTAAGTTAACTATGGCTGATGACTATCTAGTATCAGTGGCCGATTTCATGAGAACAGAATACGGTCATGATGAGTATGCTGCTTATGACGAGGATACCGCTGAAGGTCAAGGTTTTAGTGAAACCGAAAACCCTCCTGGGGATCCAACTGACGAAGAAGCTCCTACCGCGCCCGGTAACTTTACAACTCAATAGCTATACCTGTTCCGGGTATTTCAATAGCACCGCCGTCCTTAGGATAGGCGGTGTCTGTTTGTTCGAAGTCTTTATCATCGAACGGTACATATCTTAGTTTACCTTCTTCCTCTACTATCTTACCGATAATAGCACTATCCATATGCATACCGGTTAATAACCATACCATTTCGAATATAGCAGTATGATTCTGTTCATCTACTCTAACTTCGATAAAAGCCTTGCTAAAAACTAATTTAAAATCATCTTGCACCTTTATGTCAACGCGGTAATATGATTCTCCTTCTTTAAGACCGTAATACTTAAATTTGTAGTCGGATTTGTTCTTTTTGTTGAACAATTCAAAAGCAGGTTTTGTAAAGACCGAATCTTCAGTTTTTTCGATTATTTGATAGAATTGAGACTTAAACTTTGACATATGTAATATTTACCTTTTTTACTTGAAATTAAAAGTAAATATGATATATACCGCAACATATGTATTACCTGCCTAAAAAACTACTCAATAACAATCCGTTAATTACTGCTAAGGAACAGTACCATTTGGTTCAAGTTATTGAAAATTTTAAGAGTAGAATGCATGACTTTTTAGAAGCTAGAAAGGGTCGAGGGGAAAAATTTGAAAGCGAGCTTCCTGCTGGAGATGAGATTACTCCAGATGAACTCAATAATTTAATCGGTCTACTATCTGATATTGAGTCGCGTAAAAGACCTATCACTCGTATAGCATATCTCAAAGCTCTAAATATCTTACAACAAGACATTAAGCACTTACCTATTCTTAAAAATATCTTTAAGAAAAAAGGACTCACTAAGAACGTAGCTATGCCTATAGAGAGTATATTGAGTGCAAATACTTCTAACCACGTCAACGATTTAGTTAATTATATTAGAGGCTCTGAACAAATCTCTGCCTCTGAATTAGCTAGTATGTCAACACCTGAACGAGTAGAAAATTTATTTCCTATGCTTCATGAGCATTTAGTAAGAAGTATTTTTAGTATGACAGTACCCGGGGGTGGTGGTAAAGGTACTGGTAAGGGAGAACTAGCATTAATACTTTTACTTAAAGACGGTATGCACCCAGTCAAAGGAGATGTACAGGTACCTGAAGGTCTAATTGAAGTAAAGCAAGGCGCCGGCGATGAGCAGTCGGCAGGTCGTTTAAGCGGGTCTCAAAATATATACGGAGACATTAAAGCAGCTTTTGTAAAAAACTTTAGCGATATTATAGGTAATGCACCTGGGTTTAGAGAAACATATTGGTATAATTTAAACGATAAAAATTTTAAAACATTCACCCAAATGTTAATGCAGGCTATTGAGGCTGATCCTAATCGTAATTTACGAGAACAAATTGTAAGAGCATACACTAATAGTGTATCAATATATCTTAAAGATTTTAACCCTGAAGCAATAACTTCTACCATTGATGGAGCATTTGATCGCCTAGGTTTACCACTTAAAGAACAATTAACTGTGGGTCTGTTTAAGCTATGCTTTATGTACTATCACAGTATAGAAAGCTTTACATACTTTGCTGTATATAAAGACGGAGAGTTATTTTTTAAGACCTACGAAGAAGCGCTAAACAGTATTGATACTCCAGGCGGGTTAACTTATGCCGCAACGCCTAACTTTCAGGATGCTCGTGGTAATGCCTTTATGGTAACGTTTTAAAAACTCTTAAAGAGTCTAAACGCCTTATGTAGACCAAACATATTGGTTCTAAAATTACCTTCTACATCAGCTTCAGCATGAGGCATACTCATACGAAATGTCTTAACTGCTCGGTGTACTGCTTCCCAATCAGTTTTTTCTACTATAACCTCTAGGCATTCGCGGTGTAAATCAAACTCGTCGTAGTTTCTATAGTCCCATTCCCAGTGGACCAATTCGTAGGAACAATCAGGCTGAACGTAATCCACGCAAAAATCATGACCCCATTTGGGTTTAATGTTTAATAGTTTGCTAAGTTCGGGTCTCTTTTTAGCAGCTTTTTGTATTTGTTTTTTAGCTTCCCCTTCAAACCCGTAACGTACAACACAAAAAGAATGATCTAATACATAAGGAGAATTACTATCTACCTGTTCAAACCATCTTTGTATTGCTGCGCTCCATCCATTTGGATTGCCTGATTCATGGGCAAAGACTTTTTCATTATGCATCCCAATATCATTAATTTTGTAATACTCTTGTTCAATCGGAAGCAGCTCATATCCCTCTCTATCGAATTGAGTGATTTGACAGGTATAGAGCAAATCCTCATTCTTAATAGGTTTTACCAACATAGGCATGGTGGGCAGAGTAATACGATTGGGTTTAAAGAGCATATTATGATTTAATAGTTTATATTATTTAATCAATTGTAAGTATACAAAGATGCCAAAACCTAAAGAGCAAACTTTTTATCTAGGTAATAAGAATCTGCCAGTACCGGAAACTCAATTTGAGTGGACTCCAGAAATGGTAGAAGATCTAGAAAGAGCTAGAAAATCTATCTTACATTTCTCTCGCTTCTTTTATATAGTTAATCTAGATGAAGGTAAACAGCCTATTAAACTTTATCCGTATCAAAAACGCATATTAAAAGCTCTAGTAGAAAATAGATTTAACGTAGTATTAGCTTCTAGACAAATTGGTAAAACTACTATTCTTACTATATTTGCTCTCTGGATGATTTGCTTTAATGATGATTATAGAGTGCTATTAATAGCAAATAAAGAAGGTACCGCAAAGAATATATTTAAACGTATTCGATTAGCATATGAAATGTTGCCTAACTTTTTAAAGCCGGGTGTTGTTAACTATGCTAAAGAAGGTATGGAACTAGCTAATGGTAGTTCAATTGGTATTAGTACCACCACCTCTGACGCAGCTAGAGGTGAATCTATTAATTGTCTTCTTATTGACGAAGCTGCATTCATTCCTGCAGAATTTATGAACGATTTCTGGGAGTCGGTATTCCCGGTCATTACATCTTCGAAAAAATCTAAAATCTTTATGCTTTCAACCCCAAATGGGGTGGGTAATCTGTTTTATAACATTTATACCGATTCTTTAGATAATAGTAACGGTTGGCATAATGAAAGAGTTGACTGGTGGGAAGTGCCTGGTAGAGACGAAAAATGGAAAGAAATGACTGTTAAGGCTCTCGGTTCTGTAGATGCATTTAATCAAGAATATGGAAACGAATTTAGAGCTGCAGGAGAAAATGCTCTTGATAAAGATCAAATGGAAGAGTTTGAAAAGTCAGCTCCAGATCCAATATTAGAAAGCGAAGACGGATGCTATCAAATTTGGAAACCAAGACAGGAAAAACATTTTTACGCTATAGGGGTTGACGTAGGGGAGGGCATAAGCCGTGCCAATTCTACTATACAAGTACTTGATATAACCGATTTAATTAATATAGAACAAGTAGCTGTATATGCTAATAATAAACTAGACCCGTTTAATTTTGCCGGTCGTCTAGTAGAAATTGCTCATGAATGGGGACGTCCACCATTATTAATTGAACGTAATAATTGTGGTGCGCAAGTTGTTGATGCTTTAGTACATACCCACAATTATGAATCTATTGTAAAATATACCCCTAGTATGGGCACCTATACTGACAAGGTAGAAAAAGATTCTCGCCTGGGAATATACTCTCACACTAATAGTAAATTTAACGGTATGTCTAATTTGCGTTACTGGATGAGTACTCTTCGTACGCTTAAAATTTACGACAAGAAAACTATTAATGAGTTTAAAACTTATGTTCGTCAACCTAACGGGGTATGGAAAAAGCAATCAGATCGTTATTTGGATGATAGAGTAGAAGCATTAATTTGGGCTTTATTTGTATTAGACGGTAAAGTTATAGAACAATTTTACGAGGTATTGGAAAAAGACACTAACGGTAAACCTCTTAAAATTTTACCTTTAAACTGGGACCCGTATGAAGTGTCTGAGACTAGAATACCTAAACAAGAAGAGCTTTATAATAGATTTGCAAAAGGCAAACAAGATAATCAAGGCACTACACGCAATCCTGCTTTTATAGGTGGTAGTAGTAAGACAACAGGCGACCTTGATGAGTTAATCGGGCAAGGTTGGCGCCCGCTAGGTATTAATAGTTCTAGCGGTCCTTCTTACGGCTTTATTCAGTAAAATAAAAAACCCGTTGATTGCTCAACGGGTTTAATTCTAAAAGCTTACTATGTCTTATTCGAAAGCTTTCTTACCGGTAGTTGCAACTGTACCTGAACCTACCTTATTGCTCTTGCCCTGAAGAGAAGCGTTATTGCCCTTTTCTTCTTTTGGCTGTGGTTCATTTTTAAAGGTGCCCTTATCGGCTGTACCCTTAACAACTTTAAGGTCACTTACTGTCTTCATCTTGGCTTTATCATGAAGCTGTTCTGACTTAGCACCAGAACCTACACCAGCATGGCCGAGATCTTGAGCTTCTACTTCTTCTGCAATTGGAGGATCGCCGCTTTCTTCGCCCATATTTTCCATTCCACCGGCATCAGCTGGCTCATCTCCGCCCATCATATCATCTTGGCCGCCAGCTTCATCCCCGCCACCGAGTTGAGCCATTAATAGGTCATGTAGCTTCTGTGCGGTTTCGCGGTCAAGAGTAATTGTTACTTCGGATGTTTCTTCACCACCCATATCGTCGCCGGTATCGGCATCCGCTGCTACGTCGTCAGCTGGTGGAACACCGGCATCTGCACCCATATCAGCATCTGCGTCTTCTGTGAAAGGAATACGCTTAATAGCGTCTTCGTACAATTGGTCGAATTTTAATTTTGACATAGTAAATTTTGGTTTGTAATTATATTTATTATTCTCCCCTGCAGATTCCCGTACTTTTTCTTTAGGAGTAGTATTTTTTGCTGCATCATCCTCGTGTACGTTTTCTTTTGAATCTTCTTTTTTGTCTGTGTCTTCAGAAGTTTCAGCAGTCTCTTTTCCTTCTTCTTTTTTCATTTTGCTCTTATCTGTACCTGGATCTTGCTTTTTTGAGATCTTTTCAAATTGATTTCCCTTTAATCCTTCAGGGCCTGTCTTTTTAGCTAAATGTACTTCATCTCCTTTTGCACCAGGGCCACCGCCTAAAGCAGATCCTGGCTTTACTTGTTTATTCTCTGGGAGATACTGAGTTGCATCTGTTAAAAGAATTTCCTGTCTTTGTTCTATTATACTTTCCACGGGTTTACTATTACTTGCAATACCGGAATAAATTTCTCCTAGACTAGATAAATCTTTTAGCTTCATTTAAATATATTTAGTATAACTGGCTTTATTTCTATTAGTAAGAGTAAATAATTTTAATGGCTAGCTATTTGTCTAAATATTGTACCGACACCGGGCCCTATACGGCTCCTGGTACGGATGATGTAGGCCCTCAATTAAGTGGCGGATATAATTGTGTATATGGTACAACCGGTTTTCGATATCTAGATGTAGATAATACAACAGCAGAAAGACAGCTTTGGGAAAACTGGTGGAATGAACAAATTAGAATTCATGGGCAAGAAGTTAATTACTATATTAATGGATATAATTTATCTGCCCATGACTTCTTCTACGGGGAAATGCCGTTGGTGCGTTATTCAACTCCTTTACCAATGGTACTTGCTTTAACACTTAGTAATGATAATGTTGTACTAAGCAAATTCGGATTACAAGGAGAAGCGGATTTAACTGCAATTATACCTATTACTACATTTACTAATGTAGTCACTGCAATAAGCGGGGTGCTTTCAGCTGCAAATTATGAACCTAAAGCAGGGGATTTAATAGAGCTAGCAGAATATGGCCGTACAAGACCTGGAGGAAGAAGTGGTAAAGTTTTTGAAATAACAGAACGCGTTGATGAAATGGGCGGTGAAAACAATCAATTGCTAGGCCATTACGTTTGGATGATTAAAGCTAAGCGCTTTGACTTCAACTATGAACTCGACGCCCCTCGTGAAAATCTCATGGATCAAGTTTATGATAATAAATTTGACGGCCAAGTTAATAGTTTACCAAATGTTTTAGAAACTAAAGAATATACCCAATTTGTTGACAAAGATTCTGAGCAAGTGTTTAGTTATAACGAAAACACTCAATCCAATACTAACGTTTATGGGGATTACGAAGATAATAACACTATAGTAAACCTTATAGGGGTAGCCAATGCCGCAGGTCAAACTGTCGGAGCATTAGGCGCTTCAGCTTCTAATACATATGTTGTTGTACAAAGCCCGAGTAACTACTCAATGAGTACTGGGGCAACAATTACCTCTGCAAATGCAGTCGCCCTACAAACTCTCTACTCATTACTCTCTTCTTATAACCCTTCACTAAGCTCTCTTGTACCTATTATGCCTACAATAGAGACCGTCGCAGCAAGTATTCAGGGTTCATATTACCCTACATTAACAAATCTATCCGACTTAATTTCTGCACTCGGATCGATACCGCTTAGCGGTTAATAAATATATAAGATGTCCGCTGATTTTCCGACATTAATATTTCCACACGAACTACCTTCAGTGCCAGTTGGTCCTCTTTCTGGTACTGATATATTATTTCTTGAAAGAAATAATAGCGATGGTACGTATACTTCATACTCTATTAGTATTTCTGCTTTATCCGCTCAAGGGGTAATGGGGTATTCAGGTTATAGTGGGTATTCAGGTTCTAGTGGGTATTCGGGTATTGGAGAGTCTGGTTACTCAGGCTATTCTGGCGCGCAAGGTTCTTCTTCTGCATCAGGTTATTCCGGTATAAGTGGTTATTCAGGGTACAGCGGGTATTCAGGTTCTGGAGTTTCTGGTTATAGCGGGTATTCAGGTTATTCTGGTGAAAGCGGTTATTCCGGGTACAGCGGGGAAAGCGGCTATTCAGGTTACTCCGGTTATAGTAGTTTTTCTGGTTATTCAGGTACTTCAGGTTATAGCGGAGATTCTGGTATAAGTGGCTATTCCGGTATTAGTGGTTACTCCGGTATTAGCGGCTATTCTGGTTATTCGGGCATATCGGGGTATAGCGGTATTTCGGGGTATTCTGGCTACAGTGGGTATAGCGGCGACTCTGGTATTAGCGGTCATAGCGGTATTTCAGGCTATAGCGGTATTTCAGGCTTTTCAGGCTATTCAGGGCCTAGCGGTTATAGCGGTATAAGTGGGTACTCAGGGGTGTCTGGTTATTCTGGTATTAGCGGTACATCAGGTTATTCTGGTATTAGTGGTATATCAGGTTATTCAGGCACTAGCGGTTACTCCGGTATAAGTGGGTATTCAGGCATTTCTGGTTTTAGTGGTTATAGTGGTATATCAGGCTACAGTGGTACAACTGGTATTTCCGGTTACAGCGGTTACAGCGGAGATTCTGGTATTAGCGGGTATTCAGGTTACTCTGGTATATCTGGTTACAGCGGTGTATCAGGCTATAGTGGTTTTTCAGGGTATAGCGGTTTTTCAGGTTACTCTGGGGCAGTAGGCGCGACTTCAGCATCTGGTTATTCTGGCACTAGCGGTTACTCGGGCTATTCTGGTTTTAGTGGCTACAGTGGTCTATCAGGATACAGCGGCATTAGTGGTTATAGTGGCATTAGTGGTTACTCTGGTTACTCAGGTATTTCAGGTTATAGCGGAGCGGTAGGTGCTGTTGCATCGTCAGGCTACTCTGGTATTAGCGGGTACAGTGGTATAAGTGGTTATAGCGGTATTAGCGGGTACTCAGGTATTTCAGGCTACTCTGGTATTAGCGGCACTTCAGGCTACTCTGGCTATTCAGGCATTTCTGGTTTTAGCGGGTATAGTGGTATATCAGGCTATTCCGGTTATAGTGGTATAAGCGGTTACTCTGGTATTAGCGGCTATTCCGGTTATTCCGGCATTTCAGGTTATAGCGGTGCGTCCGGTTATTCAGGCATTAGCGGTTATTCTGGTATAAGCGGCTACTCTGGGTATTCAGGCATCTCAGGCACTTCTGGCTATTCAGGCATAAGTGGCTATAGCGGTTACAGCGGCATTTCAGGCTATAGCGGAGACTCAGGTATTTCAGGTTACTCAGGTATATCAGGTTTTAGTGGCTACAGCGGGTTAAGCGGATACAGTGGAGACTCAGGTTATTCTGGTATTAGCGGTTACTCTGGTATTTCAGGTTACAGTGGTATAAGCGGGTACTCCGGTACTAGTGGCTACTCTGGCTACTCTGGCACATCAGGTTATTCAGGTTATAGTAGTTTTAGCGGTTACAGCGGCATTTCAGGCTATAGTGGAGACTCAGGTATTTCAGGCTTTAGCGGCTATTCAGGTATTAGCGGTTATTCCGGTATCTCAGGATATTCAGGCTATAGTGGTATTAGTGGCTACTCGGGCATATCAGGCTACAGCGGGTTTTCAGGGTATTCTGGCTATTCTGGTATTTCTGGTATTTCAGGTTACAGCGGAGATTCTGGTATTAGTGGCTACTCTGGTATTTCAGGTTATAGCGGTATAAGCGGTTACTCTGGTACTTCTGGTTATTCTGGTATAAGCGGTATCAGTGGTTACTCTGGTATAAGCGGCTATAGCGGCATTTCAGGCTATAGCGGAGACTCAGGTATTTCAGGTTATAGTGGCGATTCAGGTATAAGCGGCTACTCTGGGTATAGTGGCTACTCTGGTATTAGTGGTTACTCTGGTATCAGTGGCTATAGTGGTACAAGTGGTACAAGCGGTTATAGTGGTTACAGCGGCATTAGTGGCTACTCTGGTATTTCAGGCTATAGCGGAGACTCAGGCATTTCAGGCTACTCAGGCACTTCGGGTTATAGTGGCGATTCCGGTATAAGCGGCTATTCTGGTTATAGCGGCTACTCCG